CATACTGTACTGTAAAACCCATGACTAATACGGTAACAACAAACAAAATTAGGAATACAAACATGAACGTTAGCACCCTTTTCATGAATTTACCTTTTTTCATTAACTCACCTTGCCCTCCAGATCGTCAAGGCGGTGATTCGCCACCTTGATTTTTTCATCCTGCAAGGCGCATCTTTCTTCTAATTTAAATGTGCGCTCTATAACTGTATTATGCTTGTCTACCTTCTTTTCAAGCTGCTCAATGCGGTATGTGGTTAATCTACTTGATATAACAATTCCACATAATGATCCTATTCCACTACCACCCAATGTAATTAGTGCTACAATCACTGCTTCATTCATGCATGGCTACCATCCTTTCTATCAAAAAAGGCACCCTTTGGGATGCCTTTTTTGATTATTATGTTTTATACTGTCGTATCAATTGTCAGATTCTTGTCAGCTATGTAAGCATCGATTTTGGTCTTTAGTTCTGGTCTAGCTGTTACAACTTCTTGATATGTAAGCTTTCCAAGAATAATTTGATTTACTAAGTATGCTACCATCTTTTTCCCCTCCTTATCCTAAAATTAATTCGTTTAATGCATCCTCAACGAGTGTTTGCCTTTCAATAAGTTCATTGAGTTTAAGAACGGTTTCATCTTCTCTTTCAAATATTATTACTACTTCAATCGTTCCGTCTCCCACTTCAATTATTTTGCTAGGATTAATGAACTTAGTGAAATTCTCATACGCTTGGAAAGAGGTTTCACTATCATACACCTTGACCTCTTTCATAGCTTGAACTGTCAACTTTGCTCTTAACTCATCATAATTTGTAATGCCTGTGAATGAGATACAAAGCTGATTTTCTGCTTGCATAAATGCAGAAGAGACTTGAAACTCTTCTAATGTTTTTAATACTATCTTACTCATTTTAATTCCTCCTTATTTATTTTATTAAAGTGATATAAATGAACCAGATATATATAATATTTGTCCAGAATTGTATGCTCCACCAGAGATTAACGACCCGTTTTCACTATAAATGATTGCATCAAAGTATGTTCCTAGAAATGGCGCACATCCTCTAAATGCTGAATAGTCGGATGCAATTTTAGGAAATCCAGAAACTATAACATCATTTATGGCTATGGATGCAGTAAGGGTAAGCTTTAGACTAAAAACAACCTCTCTCCCTCGTTTAATATACCCGCCGACTATGGTTCCTTTTGTGGAGGTTAATACGCCTAAAGTATCATTTGGGGTAATTCCACCACTTAATATCAGAGAGCCATCAGCAGTTACTCTCATTGCATTACTTCTATTAGCATCAGAAGAGCCATTACCTATTTGGAATAGGTCAGACCCATTAGGCGAGTTATATCTACCCCCTACAAATTGCTCATTGCCGTCTGCAATAGTGCCTAATCCACCAGCGTGTGAACGTAAAGCATTCGCCTTTGTACTTTGACCTTCGGCGTGTGAACTTGCACCCGCCGCGAGCGTACTATCACCTTCGCCGTGTGCAGTTACACCGCTTGCAATTGTATTAAATCCTTCTGCGTGAGCATACCAATTATCTGTTCTAGTATCTTTTCCCTCTGCATGTGAATAATTACCATTAGCAATTGTATTTTGACCCTCTGCGTGTGAATAGTCCCCATTCGCCCAATTACTGGCACCCTCTGCATGAGATGAATTACCTATTGCTTTAGTTATATATCCTTCCGCACGAGAGTAAAGACCACTTGCAATAGAACCTGCACCTGTGGCACTTGCACCTGCACCAGTAGCTTGTGTTCCTGCACCTTCTGCATTTGATAGATTTCCAGACTCAACACACAAATCTGCGTTCTTCAACCTACCAATAATTTGCTTACTTATGGCGGTTATTTCTTCACTATTTGCCATAATCAAAGCTTTATCAGATAGATTGTAAGTAATACCTAATTTAGCATTGTTATACTCTTTTGAATTGACGGAAGACTCTTGGTATATTACTCCATCTTCATATACTTCCAAATTACCCTCTTGATAAAATCCATTAATACCATTTGCATAGATTAGTGGAGTTGCTAATTCATATACTACTTTTGTTCCTGCTAATGCTGTCTGAGCCGCCGCTAAAGTAGCGTAAGTTCCTTTAGGAATGATAACACCAACGTGCGTAGTGGTAGAATTATACAAATTTCCAATGTTATTAAGACTATCAGCGTAACCACCAGCGACAAATCCTTGAAGCATCATTGCGATGGTTCCTATTGTTGTATTATTGTAACCTGCATAGTCAGTAGGTTTCTTTATGAGTACTGCATCAATATTTACTGCCTCAGTTCTAAGTTCTGAAATGTCACTTGCTACCAATGCATATTCTTTTGTTTTCTTAAACAATGTCCTAATAGCATTTACTTCTTCAATAGTATCATATATTCCATTTGGCAATCTATGTATTTGCATTCCCGTAGGCATTGTTGTTACTAACTCAGAAGATTGATAAGGTTCATATGGTGTTGCTACTGAACCCTCTTCAATTTGAAAACTATCTATATTAGCTGTTTCCACTACAGATGTAAGGTAAACACAGTTTTGAGGAGTAGTAAAACTATAGCCACCAGTATCACCGCTGATAAATTGTTTATTTGCATCCCAATAAGTAAAATGTCCAGAGCGGTTATGATAATATGGTGTGTTCGCTTTTACTCTAATATAATCAGTACCGGTAAGTGCTGAATTTGCTACGTCTGCCCCTATCACATTCTTATATGTTCCTTGTGTGGTGTCTAGTTTATTAAATAAATTCTTACTTCCCCTACTAACAATCTTCCCACTTCCTACACCTTGCAATCCATTAATATAGTGGTCATACATGAAATCACATTGCTCTTTTGTAGGCTCATTTCCTGCACCAAATAAGGCAGTAAGGTCAATAGTCATAACGTCTCTTACTTTTATTGGTGCCCATCCACTTGAAACATTGCTCTTTACAAATAACTGCTCTGCTACTAAGTTATTAGATGCCAATTGTTGATATATTACGAGTTTTTCATATATACCAGTATTAGCGCTATGTGAAACAGAATAACTCATTGTCACATTATCCGTAATTACTAAGTCTGCTGAACCTAGTACAATCGCACACACATATAATTTATGATTAGGTACGACTCTAAAGCTTTGAATTATACCTCCGTTTACCTCAGTAGCAGTAAACATAACTTCATTGTTTACAACTACTGGTGTTCCGACACTGGCATACGCCCAATTTGTGAGACTAGGAAAGTCTCCATCTCTAATTAGATTTACAACTGTACTACCTTCAATCTTGACATTACTCTGTCCTAGTGCTTTGTCTGAATAATCTTGGTCTACATTAAGACTGTCTTTACCTGTTCCGGAGGTAAAAATAGATTTATGCTGTGACAATATTACTTCCGTTAAAGTACCTTCTGCTTTTAAAGTATTGATTTCATTATTAATATCAATTATCTCTTCTTTTGTTGCAAATATCATAGCATCATTTATCGTTGCAGTAACGTTTATTGTATCTCCAACAATAACTGATATTCCAACTACCTTTTCCACGATTTCGGAATTAACAGAAGGTATGTATTCAGCTAGTGACCCAGCATTACCATAACAATAAAGAATTTCTCCCAAATCTGGATCCTGAGCATATACACCTATTTCTCTCCAATAGAAACCAGTATTAATATCCGCATTAGAAAAATTACCTTTTATTGTAACATAGTTTGTATTGTGAGTTATTGCTGTTATAGACAAGTTCACTTTTAAATCAATCAATCCGGGAAGAGTAATCTGAGACTGTCCCCCCAATGAACCGGATCCCATAGCAAGCTTTGTAAAAGTTAAAGTAGCTCCTGCTAAAGCTTTCGCCTGAAGAGCACGTCCCTTTTCTGTGAATAATATAGTGCTAAAGCTCATATATTTATCCCTCCTGTGATAAAGTTATAACGTTACCTGTATGCATTTTAATACCATAATAAGCGTTCATCGATGTATTTAATGCTATTTCTACACCATCAAGTACAGCACTTTTTCTTTTTACTTGTTCAATTATACTAATGAATTTCTGCAATACATCACCGGTTATTTGAGGATTTTCTGTTGATACTTTGAAATGATATGGCTCACCATTGTATTCATACCAATCAACAATTTTACCAGAACCAAAAACAGTACTAACTAATTCTTCTAAAGCCATGTTCGTACCAGTTTTTTGATACCATAACAATGTGTTGTAGATTAAATTTCTCTTTATATCGTCAGATAGTGAATCGTCATAATATTGTGTTCTAAGTTCAGCTGCTAAATAGTCAAGGAGTTCACTATCAGCAGTCATTATATCTGACCATATTTTAATTTTCTCTATACCTTTACTTATTCTATTGATTATTTGTTGATCTATGGCATAAAATAATGACTTTGTTTCTGCATCAACAAGAGTTGACGGTGCAATATTAATTAAGTTATTTTCAAAAAGATTAGTCATCTTCAACACCTCCAAAAACAACACTAGAAGTAATATCAACCGCAAGTGATGTATTAGATATGGGTGTATATGAAGGTGTTACAATTTCAACTCTTTTAACACCTGCAGCTAAGAGCATTGATACTAGTTTATTAGGATTTATGTCTCTACCTATAACTTGTTTTTGCCAAATCAAGTAATCTGACACGGCTTTTTCAGCTTTAGCTTTTATAATGTTTACGTTATTAACATCACTGGTATTTATATAATAAACTGCCTCCAGATCATAATTAATAATAGTAGGTGCTGAAGCAACTACTAAATCTGTATTTGGCTTTATTTTGTTTGTTATAAAAAAATTATCTATTGAAGATAGGAATGTTTGATCTGGAATTTCTCCATCCTTTTTAATGACAATTATATCGTTCTGGCCAGCCGTATTTGAAACTACTTTAACATCAGTTATTAAGTTACTAAAATATTTTGTCCAATAAATATATGCATCTTCAGGACCAGCGGTTGAATAACTTGATGGAGCAAGATAAATTCTTTCTCTAAGCGAATCATCTGATTCAATATCAGAACCACCAGCTGCATCAGAAATATTAATAACATTATCTATAAAAGGGATGGGATCAACCAAAGTATTAATTTGTCCAATTATGTATGAATTTCCATAATCACCGGATGTTAGGCATTTTACAGTAACATCGACTGATAATGTACCAATGGCTATTTCAGCATAGTCAATTACAGCAAAGAATATACCATCTCCTGCAGTAACACGTACATCAGGATATATTGGTATAACTTCATTCCTTATCTCTGTAAGAGCAAATCTCATTACACAGGTGGAATTAAGAGCATTCATTCTATATATACCTTTTAAAGCTCCTAAGTGCTCTAAGAATAAGCCAGTGGCATATTTAAGTAAATTCATTTTCCCAGTGCGGTCTATGTATTGCATGGTCTGATATAATTTCAACGCTACACATTGTAATTTAATTCTATCTTTATCAAAAGGATAAAGAGTTTTTCGCTTACCTGTTATATTAAAGTATTCGCTTTCATAATCATTGATCATATCCTGTAATAGCTCTTCTACCGTAATGTCATCAATAAAACTGATATCCGGCAAGCTTAGTAGTTTTTGAATATCATTCTGCATCTGTTATCACCACCTTCGGAGTTAATGAATTATCAAGATCATCATATATAAAACTAATTTCTT